AAGGCAAAGAACGTTGCTGGTTATAGAAATTATGACAGTTCTGAATTTGCTGCTCAAAGTCCTCTATTAGATGACGATGATGCACTAGAAGCACTTTGGAAGAAGCAATTCTCTCTTGAAGAGTTTGTTGCTGCTGATCAGTTCAAATCTTATGATGAACTGAAGAAGCGTCTTGGTTATGTTCTTGGTACTAAAACCACTGTTCGTCAAGATCCTGAAGTGATTGATGAAGATAATGATCGTGGTGCAGCAGAAGAATTAGTAACTGCTGCTACAACATCATCAAGATCAACATCGAATGATGATGAAGATGATGCACTATCGTATTTTGCTCAACTGGCAGAAGAATGATACTAGAAAGGGGTCTCACGACCCCTTTTTTTATGGCATTAATAAGTCTACGTTGACTGCCATTATCGTCTTATCATTAACATATTCTGAAGATCTATCATAAGTCATTATACGTCTCATATCATTTAGGAATTGTTGTAAATATCCCTGTTTCAATAGATATATTCCTCTCTTATCATCATTCTTACGTACTTCGTAGATGTAATTACTAACTCCTGTTCTGGCATCTGTTCCAGAGACAGTTACATTACCACCATCATAGTATGACATAGAAAAGTTACTATCAACGTGCTTTCCTTTTGGCATAATCAATCTACCTTTACTATCCTTAATTTCATTTGTTTCATAGAATTTAGTAGCATTTAGATCTGTTCCATATTTGTCTAAAGCATAATTATATAATTGATAGTCTTCAAGAGGCCATTCATCTCTTACATTAATAATACCAGCAGTCATTAATACAACCCAATCTAATTCATCACTACCATAAAATTCTTCGGCAACAGTATCTGGTCTAGATCCGTGTGGTATTTGATATTTGTCAAATATAGTAAAGACATTCTGAAGATCATCTCTTAGTTTGATTCTACGGAAGTAGTTCTTTACTTCAATATAGTCAAGTGATGAATTCTTATCAGAAAGAAATGATGGATATAATAAATTTGGTAGTTCTCTGAAATATGACATTTTAGTAACCTACTCCTCCTTGTCCTTGCTCTGAATCATAATCAATATCGTATATTGGTTCAAGTTCTTTGAATGATAAATCCATTAGATATGAAACTGGTGATCCATCTTCATATGTAGAATACACACCATCACCAGTATAATTAACTGCTATATCAGTAAGAAAACACTGTTTAAATTTATGTAGATATTTGTGGTCTTTATTTCCAGTTCTGTATCTTAATTCAAATACCTTTGGAGTTTTTAAGAACCATGCACCTTCTTTTTCTGTGCCTCCCGATGCTATTGGAGCCATATTTCTTTTAAAAGATCTTATAATTAATCTTATTTGTTCTGCTTCTTTTCTGTTTCTTGGAGTCATTTTAAATTGGAATTTAAATGCTCTTAGTGTAGGACCATCAAATAATAATTCCATATTTGGATTTATTATTTCACCACTTTGTCTTGCTAGTAATTGGTTTGTTGTTACATTACCACCAAATATACCTAGTGCAGATGCTGTTAATTTATTAAGTGCTACACTTTTTATTTTATCTAATGTTGCACCTTCCTCTACTTGACCAGCAAAGTTTTGAGCTGCACCTGCAAAACTTGAAGTTAACTTACTCCAACCTCCTTTAAAACTATTAGCACCTGATAAATCTGTATCCATTGCATCCATGACTCCAGAAGCACCTGCTGCCTGAAGTCCATTTAAACTACTATCACCAACTTTAACAGAGTTTCCATCCTGTACATTTGATGGAATTGGTAATAATATGGTTCCTTCATTTTTTATTGGTCTTATTCCTAGTGCATATGGACTTGTACCACCTACTGTATTATTACTTGAATTTCTTCTACTGCCCAGTTTCCCTTTAAATGATGCAGCTTTTTTGAGAAATGTTCTGGAACCAAATCCTTGACCATCACTCCATTTAGTTTCTTTTGCTAGTAAGGGAAACTTTCTAGCCCATTCTTGACTTGCTTTACTTACTCCTCTTGTGTAAGTTTCTTTTTTGTTTCCAGCAGGTTTATATTCAATAACATCAATTTGTAGATAATCAGTATGTTGTGTCATACCCTCAAAAGGATATCTTAATACTGGTGGTTCAGGAGGTTTTTTCTTTTTTTCAGTTATTACTGTTTTCTTTTTTTCTAATTCACTAATCTTTTTCGCTATCTCAGAATCAGACTCATTTCCAGTTAAGGTTAAATGAGTATCTGTCTCTTTACCACCACCTTCCAATAGATAAAGCTTTTTCGCTAGCTCAGAATCAGACTCCGTTCCAGTTATAGTTATCTCAGCAGCTGGATCCTCATTAACCTCAATAGTTACTTCTTTTACACCATTAGTATATCCTGGTCCACTGTATGGTCTTCCATCAAATACATTTGTATATACTCCATCAGCGTTCTTTTTATATAAACCACCAGTTAATTTTTCTATATCTTGTGCCATTATCGACCTGTATTTTTAACTATTTAGCATGAATTTTGCAAAAGGTATTTTTTCAAGGTCATTTATCTCATCATTAGTGACTTGATAGAGTTGTCCTGCTATTTCAGTCCATGTATATTGTCTAGGTTGACCCCAATGAAAGTTGATTCCTTTAAATCCCCAAGGCAAAATATCTGTCACTGCCACAAAAGGATTTTGATCATATCTAATACCTGGAGTTTTAGGAGTATAAACAAAAACATAAAATTCTCCTACATCAGGTACGGGTGTCACTGTATCATTAAGAGCATCCATTAACTCTAACATTAGATCATCAGGATCCTCAGTTCCAATTAAATTGTCTACTATGGAAGATAAGCGACTCATTTGATTCCTAGTTCTTTTTCGGTCATGACTTTAAATTCCCAAAGACGATCTTTACAAAATTCTTGTGCTGCTTTCCATTTTGCTTGATTTCTGGCATATTCATATACTTCATAGATATATCCTTTTGTTTGTTTTCGTTGTTTCTTGGGCTTAATAGTTTGTTTTAATGGTTTAATTTCTATAATATATCTTTTAATTTTCCCACCATTTTCCTTGACTTTGATATAAAAATCTGGAAAGTATCTATGTACTTTATTATCAATTGGTGAACGGTAAGGTAGTGCTATTTCTTCACTTCCCCACTCAAGAATATTTATATTTGAGTCGCAATATTTCATGAATTTTAGTTCCCAAAGGGATCTATATGTAATGCGAGTTGGATCTCCTTTATACTTGTAGGGACACCTTGGTTTATATTTTCCACGATAAGCCATAAATAACTACGATAATAATATTAGATATTTAGAGTGCCAGATTCATTAGCAAGAAAAATTACAATGCCAGAGGTTAAATCCCTTATAGGGGGTTTGGCACAAACTAATCATTATGTGGTTAGTTTTTCTTCATTGACTCCTGCTGTTGAGACATATTTAAAGAGATATTCTAGATTAAACAATCTTAGAGATTTTCTTTCAAGAAGAGCAGGAATTCTTTGTAGTGATGCATCATTACCAACTTCCAATCTTGCAACAGCAGAAGTAAAGGATAATTTCATGGGAATTCCGCAGGAATATGCTCATACTAGATTATTTACCGATATGGATTTTACTTTCTATGTTGATCAAGACTATACAATATTAAAAATTTTTGAAGGTTGGATGGAGTATATTGGTAGTGGAGCAACTAGAAGAATGAGGCAGCAGGATAAAGGTTATTATAGAAGAATGCAATATCCTGATAATTATAAAGTCAATAGTATGCAGATTACCAAATTTGAAAAAAACCATAGACGTGAATTAAGATATAAATTTATAAATGCTTTCCCTAAAGCAATAACACCAGTACAGGTTTCATATGGTTCAGCAGATGTACTGAGAGTTACTGTAAGCTTTAACTTTGACCGTTACGTCGTATTCTAGAAAATCACGTATATATAATAATACTGAAGTGCTATACACATTATGCCTTTACCAAAAATTAATACCCCAACTTATGAGTTGGTATTACCTTCCTCTAATAGGAAAGTTAAATATCGCCCTTTTTTAGTCAGAGAAGAGAAACTTTTAATAATCGCACTAGAATCTGAAGATCTAAAACAAATTACGACTGCAGTTATTGATGTTTTAAACTCTTGTATCCTTACTAAGGGTACTAAGGTTGAGAAAATGGCTACATTTGATATTGAATATTTGTTCTTGAATGTTCGTGCTAAATCTGTTGGAGAACAGGTTGAAGTCAATGTTATTTGTCCTGATGATGGTGAAACAACCGTTCAAATGCCTATTGATATTGATGCGATTAAAGTTCAAAAGAATAAAGAGCACACAGATATTGTGAAACTTGATGATGATATTTCATTAAAATTAAAGTATCCATCTCTTACTGA